ACACTAAAAGACACAGATTCCAGTAACAACACCACATTACCAAGTTACTATGGGGATACGATGGACTTGCTAACTGCTTGTGAAAAAGGACTAGTACCACGAGAAAAACTAATCCACTTCTGTGAATTGAACATCATCAAATATGTCTTACGATACAAGCAAAAAGGGGGTTGTCAAGACTTGGAAAAAGCAAGAACATATCTTGAGAAGTTGATAACCTATGAAAATCACGAGAAGTAGCAGATTAATAGTAAATGAGAATAGCCTGACAATCATCATACCCCACCAATGCGAAAACTGTCATAACTTATTCTATCCCATTGTAAATAATCAGAAATATTGTAGCCCATATTGTAGCCACCAAGCAAGACTGGAATGGAGGCAACAAAGACACAAAAAACTCAATGGAAAACGAATACCCAAAAAATGTGAGTATTGTGGAAAACGATTCATAAGCGACAGAAGTAACCGAAAATATTGTAGCCCTGAATGTTCAAGCAAAGCTCATCAGGATCAGAAAAATAAATGGTGGTTTGAGAATTATGAGGATAATCGATTACCATTAGGAGAATCAAACCTATCAGAGCATAGGTATGAAGATTTTGAAAGAGAATTTTGGGCTGTCAGGAACGAGAAAAGAAGATTACTAGGCAGGAGATAAAAATTATGAAAGTGGAAGACCTGATAAAATCCCTAACAAACTATAATCCAAAAGCCGAAATCGGAATCTCAATAGATGGATACTACGAATCAGAATTATACATTTCCCATATCTGCAAAGACACAGATGGGAAAGAACTAACCCCACAAACCACCAAGCAAGTGTGGATAGAGGGAATAGATTTCTGCAAGGATTGTGAATTCCTATCAAGTGATTATTGTTTGGCTTATGGTTGCGATGTCGATGATGTAAACGAATGCTATCAATTCAAGGAGATAGAATAGGATGAGGGATGTGGAAGTAATCGGAGGAATCGGAGAAAAAAACAGTAACAATAACACCCAATGGCAATTCCAAAACAGAATATACAACCCTGATGGATTAAGCCCAAGCTTAACCACACTAGGCAGAGGCTACCTAATACCAGTAGAGAGAGAAAATATGAAATTGAAAATACGATACCTATCCTTATTTAGTGGAATAGGAGGATTCGAGTATGGATTACAGAAATCAACAAGATACAATTTTGAATGTGTAGGATACAGCGAGGTAGACAAGTATGCAGAAAACATATACAAGAAACACTATCCAAACCACCCTAGACTTGGAGATGTCACCCAAATCAACCCCAAGGACTTACCCCAATTTGACCTCTTGGTTGGAGGATTCCCTTGTCAAGCATTTTCTATTGCAGGACAGAGAAGAGGGTTTGATGACTGCAGAGGAACTCTCTTCTTTGAAATCGCTAGGATTCTCAAAGACAAAAGACCCAAATATTTTCTACTTGAAAATGTTCGAGGTTTATTATCTCACAACAAGGGAGAAACTTTCAAGACAATACTTAAAGTCCTCTCCGACTTGGGGTATAATGTTGAATGGCAGGTACTTAATTCTGCCCATTTCGGAGTGCCACAGAGGAGAGAGAGAGTGTTCATTAAAGGATATTCTAGAGAAGAATGTCGAGGAGAAGTATTATATCAAAGAGAGTACCTTGAAGAATCTCCTAGTGAACGAATGAGAGAGAGAGAGGATTGTAAACAATTGAATAATTATCGGAAAACCCATCAAGATGGGAGAATCTATAGTGCTGATGGGTTGAGTATTGGCTTGAATGAAAGGGGCAATAATGGGTGGTACGATATAGATGGAAAACTGGAAGAAAGTATTAGCAAGAAATTTAGATAAATATTTCACAAAAGTTGATGATGGTTTATATGCTAGTTTATCAGAGAGAGAGAGTTTGTTATGCAGTAACAACTCATCCAAGGATAAGACCATTCAACAAAAGATTAGATACTTATGTCCTTGAAATTATAGAAAAAGAGGAAGATAATGAAATGGAACAGGACACTACAGATGAATCTTGAAAAATATTTCAAAGAAGTTGATGATGGTGTATGGGTTACTGTGGATAGAGAGAGAGAGAGAACTTGTATGCACTAACCTCCCATACTCCAATGAATAAATTTAATAAACGATTAAGGAATTTTGTGATAGAAATGAGGGAAAATGATGATGATTTTATTAAGCTCCGAGAAACCACAAAAAAAGGGTATAAGGAAACCTACCCTTATGATGGAGTAGAGTTAAGCAGGAAAGGATGTACTGTCCGAAGAGGAGTCAGCCACGATGGGATGACTGGGGCTTTGAACACTAGTGATGGTAGTTGGGGAGTGTTGATGAATGATTATCGGATACGAAAACTGACTCCGACAGAGTGTGAAAGGTTGCAGGGTTTCCCTGATGGTTGGACAGAGTTTGGTGCAGATGGATCAAAGATAAGTGATACTCAAAGGTATAAGTGTTTAGGTAATGCAGTTACTACTAATGTTATTACTTGGATTGTAGATAACTGGGATTTTAAGGTGGATAATAGTGATGAATGAATTTTCAATAAATAATAAAGCTTTGCATATTTATTGCCTATCTGATGCTCATTTGGGCAGTAATGTATTCAATCGTGAGTACTGGGAGTATGCTTTATCTGTTTTTAAGGATGATAAGCATAAGAAAGTGTTGTACTTAAATGGGGATTTACTGGAAGTCAGTAGTAAGAATGTAGGAGATTCAGTATTCAATCAGGAAATGGATGTCAATGAACAAATCAATCAGATGGTTGAATACCTAGAACCCCACAAGCAATACATCAGAGGACTGACAAGTGGAAACCACGATAGTATGAGAACAAAGAAAGATTTCAACTTGGATACTGCCAAGGTTATTGCAGATATGTTGGATGTTCCATACAATACTAGCATCTACGATACCCTGCTAGTGAATGATAAGAAGTTGAGCATCTATCTTGCACACGGTAAGGGTAGTAGCAAACTGCAACATTTAGCACTTGGTAAGATACAAAGAGATATGAGCTTCATAGAGGCAGATATCAATTTTATGGGGCATTTGCATCGTTGTGGTAGTATTGAACAAGTTTACTATCAACCAAATAAGGGATACTATCGCCGATTATTCTGCCTTACTGGTCACTTTCTACGATACGAAAATAGCTATGCAAGTAATATGCTACTCTCACCATCCCCTGAAGCATTCTTACGAGTAGAAGTGGACAAGGATTTGAATAAGAATGTAACATTATACGAATCCGACAAGATAAACTGGAAAGAGGAGTAAATTATGGCTGAAACAATACTGGATTTACAAAAACAAATAACAAAACTAGAAACAGAACTCAAAGAAATGTACCAAGAAGATGAAAGACTATGCCAAATAATAGGAGAAACGAAGACACAGAAAGCAATACTGGAAGAAACAATACAGAAACAGAATGAAGTAATAAACCTACTCACCCAAATAATTGAGTTATATGCAAATTATTAAAGCAGTACTGGATGCAGTTATCACACAAGGAATAAAAGTCAGTAGCATAGATGATGTACCAGTAAATGTATACTTACTTGATGACACCATCTACCCCTTATCCTTTATCCTAGATGAAACCGATGACCTGCTCACAATAGCAGTAACCGACCCTGATGGATTTGAACGAGCCAAAATCATACCCAAGGAAAACCTATCCAGTATAGAATTAGTCTACCAACAAGACCTAGAACCAATCGAAGAAACCACCACAAACGAGGTGATGTACAATTAAAGCAGATGAACTATTAAAAATATTGCAAAACATTCCCAACCCACAAGACTACACCCTCATCCTCTTCAACGAAGCCAATGGTGACTACGAGGAAGTCATCAGCATAATAACAGACCACAAAGAGGGAATCATTCATATTGAATGAAGATAATACCCTAAAAATTAGAGGATATGATACAGAATGGAAAATGAATTCAAAAGCTTCTACAAGGAAGTTAAGGGAAACGAGGGAGATAAATGCCACATCAATACAAGACTAGACACATATGGTAGAGGCTGTCAGCATAACTGCAACTACTGTTATGCGAAAAGTTTACTTGATTTCAGAAAACTATGGGATTACGAGCATCCTGCAGTAGCCGACATAAACAAGATTCGCAGGAAAATCAAAAGAATCAAGGATGTGGATGTTATCAGATTAGGTGGAATGACAGATTGTTTCCAAGAACTTGAGAAAACAGAAAGAGTCACCTATGAAACAATCAAAGCATTGAATGAAGTTGGTCAAGAGTACTTGATTGTGACCAAATCAGATTTAGTTGCATCACCTGAATATTTAGAGGTTCTTGATCCACAATTAGCACATATTCAAGTAACCCTGACTTGTACTGATGATGAGTTATATGAGAAACTGGACTATGAGAATGCCCCCCTGCCAAGCAAAAGGATACAAGCCATTGAAACCTTGCAAAAGAATGGATTCGATGTTAGTGTGCGATTGTCACCTTTCATAGATGCCTTTGTGGATTACGATGTACTTGCTAATATTCAATGTGATAAAATCCTTGTCGAGTTTTTGAGGGTTAATACTTGGGTTAAAAGATGGTTCGGCTACCACATAAACCTATCCGAGTACACAGTTAAACAATCAAATTACTGGCATTTACCATTATCCAAAAAACAAGAACTAATCAGAAACATAAAAGGATTCAAGGAAATAACAATCTGTGAGGATGAGTCAGAAGCTTATGAATACTGGAAACACAATTTTAATCCAAACCCTGAAGACTGTTGCAACCTACGAAAACTTTAAATAATAAGAACAATATATAGTACAACTAGGTGATACAATGTTTTATGAAAATGTAGAATACGATATCTTATCAGATATATCAATAGAAGACTTGCAAAAATACCTAGTTGAAAACAATATTTATCTTAATATGTCAACAACAACAGAAAAATGGGCAGGATTCAGCCATTACTATGGAAGAGAAAATGGATTGAATGATGTCTATGCAGGAAGCTTCGCCAATATGGTAGCACAATTCATAACTGGAATGAGCTGCAGTTGTGGAACAGAAGTTTACCTCAAAGAAGAGAAAATCGAGATGGAAATATTGAAGATTTCAGATAAAATATTCCTCTCCAACTTTCCCAAAGAGGAAAAAGTTAAAATGCTTTTCAAAGAAATTTTCGATTTCTACAATCAACCTGATTTCCAACAGAAATATGAGATTGCTTTTGGCAGATTGGATTGCAGGTTAACTTATACTGATAGTGTGAGATTGGAAAAGGTTGAGGGAAACAATCCCACAGAGAAAGTTAGGAATCTTCTCCGATTCTATGATGAGAATCATAAATAGATTCCAAGATTTGGATTTTAATTCCAGTTTCAGATTCTAAAATGAATTTCCGAAATTTGAATTAGTTTCCGAGATTTGGATTTAAAATTCAATCCTAGATTTAAAAATGAGTTTCCGAAAACTAGGAAACTTTCCGAAAAATAGAAATAAAAATCAGTTTCAGATTTAAAAATGAATCCTAGAATTTTACACAAAACGAGGTGAAAAAATGAAATCATTTAAAGATAAAAAGGACTTTAAAAAGTACCTTGATGACCACCATCAAGGAGAAAAAATCAGAATATGGGTGGAAAGCCCAAGACTCAAAGATGGAACAGAACTCCACAGAAGAGGAGATAACTTCATCTATGCAAGAGTCTATGATAATAATGATAAATGTAATTTTACCCCACAATTCAGTTTAGGGTACAATTACCACGATAGGAAAGATGCCGAGATGGTTGCAGGTATCTTCGAGAAACATATCGGAGAATATGCTCTGAAACCATCAGATATCAAATTCTAAAATTATATTACTAGTTGCACTACATCAAAAGTGCAACAAACCCCTATTTTTCAACAACACTTTATTATCTTGCATCTTCAATCAAAAATAACACTACTTTTCAGATGCATTGTCTTAAATCCTTGTACTCTTCAATAAGAAAAACAAGCATTGAAAACCCCCACATCCTCTCTTTTTAGCACCCATCGTGCAAGAACCCTCATTGACAACCATCGTGCCAAAAAAAAATCTCCCATTATCGTTGACTGGCTTCGTGCAGAAAGCATTTTAACGAGCTTCGTGCAAAAATGGTTGACAAGCTTCGTGGAAAAGCCCCACCCCCTTGACTGGCTTCGTGCAAAGAAAAATGACTGGCTTCGTGGAGAACCCCCCTATCCGAAGAACTTCCCTGCCACTCTGACTTGATCCAGTACACTCACCCCCTTGTCAATAATTATCTTGGATCTTTTCGCTGCTACCTTGTCTGATGATCCTCAAAAATCATCCTATTATATATTATTATTTTCTTTTTTTCTAGGTGCTTTTTCGGAAGAGTCTAAATCGAAACATTTATATACTACTTCAAACAGAGTATGTACATCGAAGTAAAACAACTTCACACAAAAAACGAGGTAGATACAATGGCAACTATAATAAGTATAAAAGGTGCATTCTATAATAATGCATTCAAAAACAACCTGAAATATATTGAAACTAGAAGTCAGATTATCAAAAATAAGAAAGGGAAAACCTATCAGAAAATCGGAGAAACAATCTATTTCTATAATAGTGACACAAAGCAAGTAGAGTACAAAGCAAAGTTATTAAATATTGTTAATAATTACGATGAGCTAACTGAAAGAGAAAGGAAAAATGTGGATCAATATGGGCTTCATTACAATCTTTTCTTAATATTTGATAATATAAAAATCCTTGAAAAACCTCTGAAACCTGCAAGGGTCTATCAAGGTATTTTCACAGAAACCGAGCTCATCGAAAAGGATGGAATTATAACAAGGCTGTTGCACACTGATGAGCAATTTATCATCCTTGATGCTAACAATGGTTTCCCAGTTGCAAAAATAAGAATAAAGAACCCTGATGATCCTAAAAGTGTGGAAGACGCTAGAAGATTAGCAGAAAAAATGCAAAATGTGATATAAGGAGATTAAATATGGCAAAATTAAATAAAAGAGTAGTAAGAATCAATACTGTTAAAAAAGAACTAAATAAGCTTAAAAGGGAAGATGTTGGAAAAATAATCCTCACTTATGGTAGGATTAGAGGACATAGGAAGTATGTAGGGATATACATCAAAGATACAAAATTAGATTTAGAACTTACCCATAAGGAATTTGGTGAAGTAGCCTACAAGTTAGATTATTTAAATGGGGAAAAATTAGATTATTTAATTTAGATTTATTTAAAGAAAATTACTGGTGATTAATTATGAATGAAGAGTTTCAGATGAAAAAAGAGTGGAAGTTGGATGCATATTTATGCATAAAAGGATTAAAAAACCCTGATATTCATTTTAATTTACATAATTTATATATGTATTTATCTAGGGAAGAGATATTAACCAATGAAGAGATTCAGGAATTTGAAAGATTAATGAGGAAAGTAACCTCTGTAGAATTTGAGCTGCAGAAAGAACTATTTGAAGATGATCCCGCTTGGAAGAGAGGATAAAATCTTGGATCAGTAGGATGGAGAAATCCTACATTACCAAAATATTTATATACTAGAAAAAACATACTATGTACAACGAGTACTACCAGTACTTCAAGGAGGAATACTAATGAAAATTGACAATTACGAAGCAACAAGAAACGATATAGTAACTATTCTTGGAAAAATAACCACATTCAAAGGAGTATTCAGTACCAAAGAATGGTTATACGAGTGCGAATTTGAAGATGGAACTCATCAAATCAGTTTCGAGAAAAAAGACATCTTTGAACCTGATTTAAGAGATATCAGAACATTATATAGTATGGTTGACTGGGAAAAATATGCTGAAAACATTCCAAAATGTGAGAATGGAGCATATGACCTCTCCGAACACAACAGAAATTATAATTTCTATTTAAAAGATGAGAATGGAAACCCTGTCACCCACCACCTAGGGATCAAGGTTGTTAAAGTAGATGACAATGAGAGATTAAGTGTTTACCTTATTGATGATGTGTCCTATCATACCCCTGTTAATGATATTATTCATAGTTTCGATGAGGAAACCAAGCGAATTTTTATGAACATCATTGATGAGTCAGAGGGCTACAAGATACTTAAGGAGGATTAT